CCTACATCTTTCCACTTCAGCGGTAAAGCTTCTCCAAGTAATGTTAATTCATCACAAGGATTGCTTAGTGATATATATTTATTATTATCACACCCTGAAGGAGATAATGTTTTTAATAATTTATTAAATTATTTAAACATTATTGGAAGTGTATGAAATACCAAATTATTTCTTTCTCGTCTTAACGACGCTAAAGATATAATTATTAGATTACCTGAAGGGTCTTTACCTTTCAAGAAATCTATGGTAACTCCTTTTGGACAATTTGCTATCAAAAAGGAAGCTGCTGGAAAAATCAGAGTTTTTGCTCTGGTAGATTCTATAACTCAGAGTGTGATGAAACCATTACACTTAGGGTTATTTAAAATCTTACAGCAACTTCCAAATGACGGTACTTTTGATCAAGATGCGTCTGTAACAAGATGCTCTATTAAGGCACAACAGGCAGGAAAAGCTTATAGCTTTGACCTATCTGCTGCTACTGATCGTCTACCCGTTGGATTAACCGGTTCAATTATTGAATCGTTATTCCAAATAACAGGATTGTCAAAATCATGACAATCTGTTATGGTTGACCGAGAATTTTCTTTTAATGATAAGATTCTCCAGGAATTTCCTGAATTATCTAAATCTTATAGATATTCTGTAGGTCAACCCATGGGATGTCTTTCTTCTTGAGCTGGATTAGCTATAACTCATCATTGAATTATGCAATTCTGCTCTTTCCTTGTAAAAGGAAATTGAAAATGAGAAGAAAGATATGAAGTATTAGGAGATGATATTGTGATCTTCGATACTTTATTAGCAAATCAATACTTAGATGTTATGAAGCATTTAGGTTTAGAGATTAATCTCTCTAAATCTATAAATGCCTCAGATACACCTGTTTTTGAATTTGCTAAGCGAACTGTTAGAGGAAATGACTTGGTGAGTGGTATTACCTACTCACAAGTCAATTCAAATGTTTCCTTATCTTCAAGAATAAACAACGTTTATAATTGAATAAGATTAGGATATTTGAATAACCTTCAGACTATTTCCTTGGTATTAAATAATTTTAATACTAAGATTAGTTTTAAGGATTTCTCCTTAATGGCCTCTAGTTTTAGTATATTGGGTCTATGTAA